AGCACGAAATAAATATCCGATGGCTTATTCAGGAATGTTCTACCCAAAGTTCCCCAAGAAGTACAAGGGGAATGCACAAAACATTGTGTGGCGATCCCTTTGGGAAAAATCCGTCATGCACTGGCTTGACGAGAACCCTGCCGTAGTCCAATGGTCATCAGAAGAAGTCATTATACCATACATTTGCAAAACCGATAACCGACCACATAGGTACTTCTGCGACTTCCTTGCAAAGTTTGACACAGGAATCACAATGCTTATCGAGGTCAAACCAGATAGCCAGATCAGGAAGCCGGTAGTCGCCGGTAAGAAGATGTCGAAGACTTTGGTAGAATCCGTATCTACCTATGCCAAGAATGTTTCCAAATGGGAAGCTGCCGAAGCCTATTGCAAAAAGAATGGATGGGTCTTCCAGATTTGGGGTGAGACCGCTTTAAGTAGGCTTGGTATCAAATACAGCAACAATCCATCGAAGAATAAATAGTAGATGATTACCGATCCATCAGCCAAGCCACACCAACCGCAAAACCGGAACCCATTCCTTCATGCTCACCAAGAAGCTATGAAGGCGGGTCTGCTTGGTGCTAGGACACAGATGGCTATGAAGTGGTACAAGAACTTCATCAGACAATACAAGAACCCCATCAGCAACCAAAAGATGAAGGAATTTCTTGGCAATAGTTCTGGCCGTGGGGTCATCAAAGTAGGCCATATGTATTGCTATGCCTATGATGCCAAGACCAAGGATGATCTGCCATTTTGGGATGCCGCACCAATGGTGTTCCCATTCCGTGATGCTGGTGACAAGTTCTATGCAATCAACTTGCACTATGCACCACCAGATGCCAGAATCTTGATTATGTATGGACTGTATCAATTGCTGTCCGATACCAAGATGAATGAACAGACAAGGCTTAGATTGTCTTGGAAGTATTTGCAAAGGCTTTCTACGAATTGGTTGATTGCGCCTTTGGTGCATTGCTATTTGAAGACCCATGTAAGAAGCCAGTTCATCCACATCCCGGTTACGGAATGGCAGACCGCCATGTTCCTACCCACCCAAAGATGGCAGAAGAAGTCATCCAATTTTGCCTACAGAGACTACGCCAAGAAAGTTGGAAGGGCTTTCCAATGACAGCATTCAACGCACAAGAATTTCGCGCCCATCTTGCACAGTATGGCGGCATTGCACAAGACAACTATTTCGAGGTGGTATTCCAACTTCCGGCAAATCTTACGAAGCTACCGGGACTATCAAATGCCGGAAATGCTTTGACATTCCGCGCACACATGACCGATATGCCTGCAAGGAACTTGGAAACGATGGATCGTCGGTATGCTGGTCCAATGCGCAATGTGCCTTTAGGGCACACCTACACGACTTTACAACTTCATATCATCGAAGGTGCAGATAGGGCTACCAGAAAGATTATGGACGCATGGCAGACTATGCTAATGGATGATGCGAATGGATGGTCGGTTCCTTTCTACAATGATGTCGTAGCCGACTATGTTGAATTGCGACTGTATAACCGTAGTCCAGAATTGGAGAACCCAAAAGACCCACGTTCAAAACCTCTTGCAGCAGCGGTCTATCGTTTCTATGAAGCCTTCCCAATCACCATCGGGGCAAGTCAATTGTCATGGATTTCCAAAAGTCAGGTCATTTCTATCCCGGTAGAACTTGCATACCACCGCTGGGAAAATATGAATGTGGAAGTTCCCGTCTATGAACTTTCCAAACCAACTGCAAAATTTGTCAGGCCACTTACCGCATTCGATGCCATCAGACTAGGCATCAAGAATTTCCGCAATGCTGTCAAGACGGTCAGCGAAATCAATAGCCAAGTGAAGTTAGTCAAGAGACAAATCAATGAAGCTAAGACATTGTATCGCAATATCAAGAATACGAAGCTGCCGTTCAATAGTCTGAACTCGGCTGCCGAAAGCCTAAATAAGATTGGTAACTTGTCGGAACGAGTCGTCGGTACTGCTGAACGTACATATCGAAGCCCGGTGTTTACAAGTAAGTCATCAGTGACAAAGCTACCAGCAATTTTCTAACCATATTGGAATATCATGAAACTACCAAAACGTGACCTACCAGAATACGAAGTAAAACTACCCGTCAGTGATGTGGACGTTACCTACCGTCCATATACCGTCAAGGAACAAAAGATCATGATGATGGCGGCGCAAGGCGGCAATCCGAAAGAGATTACCAATGCCATCCGTCAAGTCATCGAAAATTGCACCAATGTGAATTGGGACATCTTGTGTGATGCTGACTTCGAGTACCTTTTTACAAGACTTATTTCGGCAAGCATTTCCAATGTCGCATCGGCAGAATTCAGTCACGATTGTGGTAAAGAAGGGTGCCCTGTCATTCACCCAACGGCGATTGACCTGAATCAAGTTCAAGTCATCGGCATCGAACAGTTAAAGTCTAAGTACCAGCGCCGCAAGAACTATTGGGTTATCCCTTTCGATGAAACGTCAGGCATTTGCATGAAGCAAACCTTGACTGTAGAAACCCAAGAAGAAACCATCTTCAATTCCGTGGTCAATGTCTATGACGAAGATGGGGTCTATGATGAATTCACCAAAGAAGAATTGATGGACTACATTGATGGGCTGTTGAACGAAGACTTCGAAAAGATTGTCGAATTCATAAACACACAACCCTATTGCTATTCTGTGGCGAATGCCAAATGCGCAATGTGTGGCACTGGCATCAAATCCGAACTAAAAGGCATCCTCGATTTTTTCGTATGACTGTCGATGGTGGTGACTTGTTCATCCACTATCGACAGATTTCACAATTGATTCGACACAAGTATTTTGGGTTGACCGAAATCGAAGACATGATGCCTTTTGAATTGGGGGTCTATGTTGACCTAATCAATCTTCTGAAAAAGGAAGAGAAGGATGCTGCCGGTAATAGATAAATAGTTCTTGTACATAGGACTAAACATGGCATCTATCCGCAAGGCGAAACGTCGCGCAGACAAATCAAAAGACAGGAAGATCAACCTACCGGCATCCAAGATTGGACAAGCCGGTAGGGTCATGTCCGATAAAGAACAACCAGAAAGACCACGGTATGAGGTTGTTCTTTATGAGCCAAAAGAAATCCAAACAAGAGAACCCAGAGAGACCAGACAACAACCAGAACCAAAAGCCGTTGTAGAAAGACAACTTGGTAAACTTGCTGGTCGCGAAATTGTCAATAAAACATCATCGAGTCTTGAAGATGCAAGACAGCGCAGTGCCGAATGGATGACAAGCGAATCATCCAAGTTCAAGAGCAATGGCATCACAGTACTTTTCCCGGAAGACCTGAATAACATCAGGAAGATTGTCAAGGAAGAAATCAAACTTGCCGGAGGTGTCGGTGGAGGTGGTATTGGCTTACCGATTCCCGGCATGGGTGGTAAGGGCGGAACCGTACCTACGCCGGGTGGGGGGGATGCCGAAAAAGTAGGTAAAGGGTCAAAGCTACTTAAACTTGCTAAGGTGGGGGGAGTTCTTGGGGTAATCGGTGCGGCAGTTTCCGTCTTGGAAGCCATCGGAGACAACAAAGAAACCGAAAGAGAATACCGTGAAGGTAAGATCAGTAAGGAAGAACGCGATCAAAAAGAAAAAGAAGTAAACTATCGCACTGGTGGAGAAGTCATTGGCAGTGCGCTTGGTGGCGCTGCTGGTGCATTGCTAGGTCCAGCCGGTGCTATCCTTGGTAGCATGGCGGGTGGGTTCGTTGGTAGGCACGTTGGTGGTGCTTTTGGATCATCCCCTATCCAAAAGGCCGCACAAAGCATGGAAAGTAATACCAGCGTACAAAAGGCCGACATAGTTGAAGCACAAAAGGCACAGCAAAAGTCTTCTTCGGATGCTGTCAATGCCATCACAAAGGCATCAGAAAAGTTCAGTATCTCCAAGGATGAAATGCTTGCCGTAGCCATGCAGGAATCATCCATGAATCCGAAGGCGCATGCTAAGAAGTCTAATGCTGTCGGCTTGTTCCAATTCCTTCCAACAACATGGAATGGCTTGATTAAGAACAATGAAGACATTGCCAAGCAATATGGGATTGGTTCCGCATCTACTGGTGGCGATGATGACCGCACAGACCCATTCAAATCTGCCGTGATGTACGCCTTGCTAAGACAAGAAACGATGAAATCTCTTGGAAAGATTAGTACGGGTGATGGTAGCGTTGATGCCTACATCATGCACTTACTTGGTGGCCCCGTTGGGAAGAAAGTTATTGCTGCATATATCAATGAACCATCTAGTAAGATTTCGGCACACGTCTCGCAGAATCAATACACAGCAAACAGAGAATTGATGGAAAAGTCTGGTTCGCCAGTCACTGTGTCAGAATTCGTGGCGAACATCAAGGTCAAACTTAGCACGAAGTTGGAAGATGCCAAAAAGCATGTCGAAAAGTTTGAAATGCCTTCGGATGCACAGCCACAAAAGGCTCCACAAGAATCCGCACCAGTCGCACCGGTTGCACCAGAAAACACCGAGAAGAAGCCATTAGAACAGGTCGCAAACATCAAAGATGGTGTGGATGTGTCTGGGCTATCACCCACGATGAAATCGTCGTTCACAAGCCTCGCCAATGAATTCCTAGACCTTACTGGCGAGAAGCTGAACATCAACAGTGCATTCCGTTCCAAAGCGGCACAAGAAAAGCTATGGAAGAAAGACCCAAGCAAAGCCGCACCACCCGGTTCATCCATGCATGAATTCGGCTATGCGGTTGATGCAGATTCAAAACAACTTGACCGCGCCAAACAACTTGGTTTGCTTGCAAAGAACAAGATTGTGACACCTATCAATGGTGAACCTTGGCATGCCGAAACGGAAGGCGCAAGGATGGCTATGCGCAAGAAAAGTGATTCCGAAGAACGTATGCAAATGACTGCACAAGTCAGCAGTAAGTCAGGTTCGGATGGTACTGCGCCGGTAGTCATCAATAACCAAGCTGCGCCACCTAAGTCTATGGTCCGTGTGGATAACCCACCAATCATGGCAAGTTCATTGACCACAAGGAACAATGACAGTTCTTACCAAGCCATCAAGCTACAAGAAGCTGCTAGGATAGCATAAAAAGGGGAGATAAATGCTCCCCTTGTAGTTTAGTCCATCAGACTTTTCAAGAATGCGATGTCATCGTCGTCGTCTTGTGCAGTTTTCTTTGCAGGGACTTGTACAGCCTTTTCTTCTTTCAAAGAAGCCTTTGGCGCAACCGTAGGTGCAAAGTCAGGCACATCTTCAAAGTCTTCAACCGGCGCAGCCTTGGGTGCTTGTCGCACGGGTTCCGCAGGTGCTGCCCAACCTTCTACAGTAGGGATACCGGAACCAATCGTCAAACCAAGAACTTCTACCAGACGCTTCTTCAAGTCTTCTTCAGACTTGAATTTGTCATCGGCAATGAATTCTTGCAGGCTATAGCAGGTCTTCCAGATGGCTTCGATTTGGTCATCATCAGCAAGTTCAGCAGGTTCTTTGAATGTGGACTTCTCGTAAGAAGGTACCGTAATCATCTTGCCATCACGACCGGGCATGGTCTTGCCATACATGCGGATAACGAAATCTGCACCTTCCCAAGGGCTGAACACGTCGATTGGTTCTTTTGGATCAATCTCGTCAGCAGGGGGGAACATGGTGTTTTCCAGCAGTTCGGCAATTTGGGGGCCGTATTCAAACAGGAAGACTTTGCCATTGTTCTCGGGGAACGCAGGATCGTTCTTGACAAGAATGTTCGCATAGTATTTCACTTTGCGCTTCATGGGCTTTTGGATAGCCTTGTCGGATTCGACACCAGAGTTGTAAAGACGGTAACCAAGCGAAGACATGCAATCACGTTTGCCGATGGTGCTCAATGAGTTTTCGATATACCATTTCCCGGTGGGGCCTTGGAAGGCGTGCGAGAACACCTTGACAAAGTGATCTACCTCACCATTGGGTGCAGGCAGGAATCGAATGACAGCACCACCAGTGCCCTTTTCCTTATCGAAAGTGGGTTTCCAGAATCGGCCATCGGCGGCAGGTTTGTTTGATTTCTTGGAATCGGCTTCCTCTTTCAGACGTTGCAGATTTCCGGCCATGCTTTTACGCAGTTGTTCCAGTGACATAATAGTTCCTTAATGTAAACAGTTTTCTAAAGTTGATACCAGTTTGTTTTGATCGTCGCAGTGTGTGATGAATTTGCTATATGCCAAGTTGCTATGTCGCATTATCTTCCAGATGTACGACTGTTTTGATTTCAGCAAGATTTCATCCAAATCTGTCCCAATCAGTAGTGCCGAGAACAATTCCCTTGAAATTCCTTCATTGCTCAACAATGTTAGAATCGTTGGGGAGAAAAGTTCCTTAGCACTATGTTTGTCCAATAGTTCGGTGAATTCACCTTGTAGGTAGTTCATTGAACTATTGAACTTTCTAAGCCGGTAGTAATGATCTTCGGAATAATCATACAACCAGCCAAGATTCCTTACGATGTTCGATGCGAAGTATAACACAAGTCGCTTTTCGGTTTGTTTGTGCTTTACCACATTACGAAATGCCAGTTGGATTCCGGCATCGGCTTTGTCGTATTGCTTCACAAACTTCTTTGGACAAATCCCATACTTTTGGATGTCAAACTTTCCGGTGATGACATTTCTTACGGATTGATGAATTGCAAACCCTTCGCTAGGTGTGCAATACTTGTCATCGCTAAACGTCATGGTCAGTCCAGTTTCAGAACACCATCATCTTTCACGGTTCGCAGTCGGATGCCTTCTTCTTTCATCCGTGCGATAAGGAATGGTGAAAGCATGTTTGCAGCATCTTCAATATCCATTCCAAGTTCATCGCATTGGTCTACCACGGCTTCAATCCATGTATCCGCGTATGATTCGTATTTGTCTGTGACGGCCAATTGAAATTCCTTCATTTGGTCTTCGACAAGGTTTCGTACTTCTTCTTTGTTCATGCGTGGATAGTTGATGGGTTACTCATTGATGAATTCTTGCGCTTCAAATTTTCCAGCAAGTTTTTCCAATCGCCCGATGGTTTTTGGACATCATTGAATTGATGGCCGCCGATACCGGGTGTACGGATTATAGCAGATTTGCTACAGGCTGGACAAGGTTCTTGTGTAGGATTGTCGCGGTCATTCATTTTTTGCAATGACTCGAATTCATGGTCACAAGATTCGCATTTGTAAGAATAGGTTGGCATTATCTGAATATCCTAGTAAACCTTCGTACCAACCTCTTTATTCGTTTCCCACCGTGGCCGTTTGGGGTGCATAGGCATCAATCAGCAATTGTGCAGTCACGCCATGAAAGCCACGGATTTCCTTGTCCTTCAACGAAGCCATCAGCAATGCATCATCTTTGTAAAGACTTTCAAGGGTCTGGATGAAGAAGTGCTCGCGCTTGATGGAACTTTCGATGTAGCTTGGACAGCCTTTGACGAAATACTTGGCACGATCCAAAGCGCCTTTAAGCAGCAATGGGACGTTGGTATAGTCTTCGGACAGGTTTGACTTGAACGGCACATCACCAGTTGGGATATTGATTTTCACAGCATCGTGATTAAGCCATTCCATGACCTTTTGGACAACAATCTTTGTCTCGGTGGTCTTGGATTGGTATGCTTTCAGTAGTTCAATGCGGTCTGCACGGGACTTCTTCTTGCCACATTCGCGCAAGACTTCGGTAAAGAAAACCTTTTGGTTAGGGTTCTTCAATCGGTCGGATACGGGTGTTACTGCCATGATTACCTTTCAAAAATTTTGCAGTTCTTCAAACAAAGCCTTCATCTGGTTCTTGATGAAGTAGCCTTGCAATTTCAACTTTGATGCTGCCTTAGTTTCCTCGAAAGTCTTGAGGATGTTTTCCTCTACCTCTTTTGGAATGCAGTTCATCAAATCCATCAGGGTTTGGTTGCGCAAAAACTTTGCCGCAGTCAATTCTGGATGGAGGTCGCCATTGGTATTTACATAGTGGTTCGTCCATCGTTCGATTCGGGTCTTTGTGATAGGACTTTGGCGAATCCCATTTGCAATGTCGGAATCTTCACTAAGGACATTCGGCACACAATCGCCAGCATCACCTTTAAGAATCTTCTCGAAAAGGAATGTATCGGGGTCGGTTTCTACCACGAATTTACCAGCCGCTGCCGAATACTGCTTCAAAGACTTGATGACTTGAAGCTGACGGAAATCATTGTCGGCAGAGATAATCATGATGGGGGTGTCATTAAGTACCAAGCCACCTTCATAACCAGCTACCTTGCGACAAACCACCGAAATGATGTCATCGGCCTCGCATCGTTCTACCTTCAAGACTTTGTATGGGAAGTATTCCTGCATATCGGCTTGGATAGCGGCAATGGCTTCTTGCACAAGTTCCCAAGAAAACGGCATGGCTTTCTTGTTTTCGGCACGCTTGACCTTGTAGTAAGGGAAGTATTCCTTGCGCCATGTGTTAGGTGCATCACACGCAATGACAACTTCCCCATATTCGGAAAACTTTTTCTTTAGGTTTAGTAACTCTCGGAAAAAGTAGTTCTTGACGGCCAGTAAGTCAACGGACGCACCAAGTTCTTTGGTTGCCGTTGCCACCTGTGCAATCAAGACACCATTGAAGTCAACGATAATCATAATGTAATCTTCTTAGTTGAATTCGGTCTCCCGACAAATTTATGTGTTGTCGTTGGCCTACTTTCGTGTTTCAATACGTGTTCAATGTCAAGCATATTTCCGCGTAAAGTATAGTCCGACCTGCGCATACGCATGCGCCCTTCTAAATTAGAAGTATCACCATTATCCACTACAAGTTTCCACAAATCACTTCGATTTCTATGATTCGACAACTTGACATGTGCTGTCTTTGCGTAATATTGCTTCCCTGTATCAACACACCATTGTCCAATTGTATCAGAAATCCTAGAACCAATACCAAGTCCTTGAAAATCTGGAATAACTACGGTTCTATGTTCACGCCACCCATTCTTGATAGAACCGTGTGGAAATGGAATTATCGAAGTGAATCCTACAATCACATCACCCCACATTGCAATCCAACAAGTAGATGCTGGTGAAATTTCATGACTTAGATAGTGAAACTTAGCGAACATTGACCAGTTCTTTGTGCTGCAAGGAACAAGTTTGATTTCAATGCTTGGTTGCCGAAGTGACCCCCTGTGAAATTTTTTGGTGGATGTGTCATAAACCCAATCTGGTTGCAACCATTCGATTATATCATAATGACAACTTGCAAACACAACCGATTGGATGTTGTTCTTCTTGATGTACTTGGAAATCGAAGAACTTGCCGACTTAGCAACATCCCTATTAACAACCGATGTGAATTCGTCAATCACCGAATTGTCTTTAAGTTGTCGCGCCAAATCTGCACGGAACTTTTCACCATTTGACAATGCATGGTATGGCTTTACCCATTGCGGAATGCTTGACAACCCACAAGCATTTAGCTTTCCACACGCATCATCAAAATTTTCAAAGTGTGAACAAATCGCCTTTGTCGAATCCCATTGATTATCTTCGACTTCACCAAAACTAGCCAATGTGGTTGATTTGCCGGAACCACTTGGTCCAACAATAAGCCCAATGTTGTATGGAAACTTGATGTCTAGTTTTGTTGGTGTGAAATTAGAAACACCATCAAATTCATAATCAAATGATTTAATTACAGATGCAACAATATCATCCATAACAATTTTCGATGATACACCAGCAGCATCACTAATAACGTATTCGTCGTCTGTTAATTTTGTCATGGTCATTCTGATTCAACTGTGAAATCTTTACCGACCATGACCTTTTCATAGATGGTCTGGAAATCTTCGGCTTCCTTGATGTCGTCTTGGAAGGATGATTTGTAATATGTCTTGACCATCTTGTTGAAAATCTTTGGTGGAATGCCAATCTTTTCTTTGATGTCGGCGGAAATTTCTTTGCGTAAGGACTTTTCGGCAGTCTCTCTTGCAAAGCTATTAGAACCTTCTTCAATGGCATCTTGCAATGCTTTAAGGTCGGCGGGTGAGGTTGGGAGAATAAAGTCAGTCATTATGTTTCCTTTTCAAAAATTATTTGGATGTGGTTCGACCATCAGCATGACCATTTTCATAGCCTTCGTTGTATCCTTCTACAAAGCCTACCGTAGATTTCTGATTAGTCGCAAGTCCGGCAGCATAGCCAACATCGTATCCCGATTGGTAAGCGTCATTAGAATCCAGTTCCTCTTCTTCGGCACGGTGTCTGCCTTCTCGGATACCATCTTCGTAGCCATTATCATATCCAACATCCTTACCATCTTCGTAACCTTCATCATAGTTTCCAGATGATTCTTCGTCGGCATCCGATTGACCATCGGCATACCCACGGTCATATTCTTCCGTCAAGAATTCTCGCGCGGCTTCAAGGATAGCAATGGATTTTGCATCACCGGAGATATAAATTTCTCGTTCAAGCTCTTCAAAAGTTTTCATTTCACTTCCTCCGCAAAGCTAGTCTCTTGGACGCGCAATGTTACCTCTGGTTCAATCAAATAATCGGGAATATCAACTACAAAGGACAGCCTTTTCTGCCCTGCACAAATTTCCCATGCTGGATTAGCATTAGCATATGCATTCTGCGGTTGCCATCCCGGATACAAATCCATATAAAGTTTCAATTTCATTTCAGACCTTTCTGACGAACACGAAGTTCCGCCTCAATATCGGCAAGCATTGCCTTCTGTTCGGGTGTATAGTACCGATTAGGCATCGACAAAGATTTACCCAAATCAACAATCTGTGATACTAACATTTCTCTCAGACGTTCTTTGCGATGGTTTACTTTTGCATCAATCTCCATATTTGGCCTCTTCAAATCCATCATCAAATCCAGATTGGTAGGCTTCATTACGCTCATCGTCAATGATTTCATCAAGCCGATCCAAAAGGTCTTCAATTGTCAGTTTGATGTCGTTCAGTTCAGCTTTGAACCTGTCTCGTGCTTTGCTCATAACAAACCCTTTCAAAATTTCAGAACCTAGATTATATCACAAATCACT